CAGTCCAACTCCTTTCCCAGCATATCAAGATTCCACTGTCTCAACTGAAAGATCATTCAAAGGTCTTGCAGATATGAGTGGACTAGATCTAAGAGATCTCGTTGAAGCAAATGAAAAGGGAACTCTTAAAGAGTTATTGCAACAAGAAGAAGAAACTGTCTTCAATGCAGATGCTCGAAAGAGAAGACTTGATCTGCTGAAAAATAAAAGTTTATAAATAAATTTTAAGCAAACTCGATGATGAATCAGTCTGCTTTTCTACACATACGACTCGGACAAGTCGAAACGACTTCACTTGTCCAATATCTTAGGAGATAAAAAATGGCTAATATCGTAGATAATCTCTATGAAGAGAGAGCTGGTCTCTGGGAGCAAATGAAAGAACTCAATGATCGTGAGATCAAAGAGGAAAGATCACTTGATGCTTCTGAAAAAGAACAATGGGACAAGATGAATGACAGAATGTCAGAAATCGATGCCAGAGTTCAAGAACTTGCATCTGTTGAAGAAGCAAACAAAAAATCAGAAGAATCAAGAGCAATCTTTGAAACTGAAAATGCCCCAGTTATCGAAAAGGAAGAAGCTGAAACTGATGCTTCTATCTTAAGAAAAATGGCTACTGGTGAAGTCAGATCTCATTCTTTCGAGAAAAGAGACTTGACCAAAGGTGGCGATGGTGGATTAGTTCCTCAAGGTTTTTATGACCAAATAATTGCGAAACTTGATGAAAATGCTGTCGTGAGACAGTTTGCAACAGTTGTCTCAACTGCTTCTGGTGAAGACATTAAGTTCCCACAAATAACAGCTCACAGTTCAGCTTCATTAGTTGCTGAGGGTGGAGCAATCGGTGAAAGCGATCCAACAAGTGCTTCTGTCACTTTAGGAGCTTTCAAATATGCTTATCTCGTTCAAGTGTCTTCAGAGCTTCTTGCTGATGAGGGCGTGGACATCGAGGGATTCCTTGCACAAGACATTGGTCGTGCATTAGGAAATGGAGCTGGAACTGACTTTGCAGTCGGAAATGGCTCTTCCAAACCAAATGGCATAATGAATGCAACATCAACTGGTGTGACTTGTGCTAGTGCAACAGCAATCACTTCTGATGAAGTTATTGATCTATATCACGCAGTGACAAGTCCATACAGAGTGAATGGTGCTTGGATTATGAATGATGCTACTTTGAAAGAAGTTAGACAACTAAAAGATTCAAACAACCAATACTTGTGGCAACCATCCTTGCAATTAGGAAATCCAGATTCACTTCTTGGATCTCCAGTTGCTTCTGATCCTAACATTGAAACAATTGCAACAGCTAAGAAAGTTATGGCTTTCGGAGATATGAGCAAATATTTCATTCGTGAAGTTCAAGGTTTCCAATTGGATCGTTCTGTTGATTATGCGTTTGCAAACGACTTAGTCACTTTCAGAGCAATATATCGTGCTGATGGTGATCTACTCGACACAAATGCTGTCAAGAGAATGGTTATGGGTTAAACCATAATTTTATTATCTGGCAACAGATAAAAGTCTTTGCTCTGGCAACAGAGCATTGACTGAGAACTCTTTCAAATATCGTTTGTAATGTTTCGATATTTCTTTGCTGTCTGAGGAGTTCTCGGTGAATTTAAGGAGATTGATAATGAAAATCAAGATGCTGGTCGATATGACTGGACTATACAATGGACAACCAATCCCAAAGAAAGATGAGATCTGGGACACAGACAAAAACAATGCTGTTGATCTTATTGAAAAGGGTTGGGCTGAAGCAGTTAAGTCTGCTCCAAAACCAAAGAAGAAAGCTGATTCTCCAGCTGGAAAAGAGAAATCTTAATGCCAAGACACGATTCAAATTCGTATTGGTCAAAGAAAAAAAAGAAAAAAACTAAGGGATCAAGGAAAAGATAATGATCGGATATTCAGTTGGTAGTGGTACTCAACAACTATTTAAAGACTCAAAAGGTCGAATTTATGTCAATGCGTATGTTGATGGCACACTGACAGATGCAAGTGGATCAGTCACAGTCACAGTGACCGATGAAGCTGGAGCAACTGTCATCAATAGTCAGTCAGCAACTAAAGAATCGACTGGTGTTTATTATTATGATCTAGGAATTTCAAACACAGCTGATGTGAAAAAACTTTATGCTGTCTGGACTGGTACTTGGGAAAGTGTCAGTCAAAAACTTAGAACAAATCACGAAGTGATGGGCTTTCCATTGTTCACTGAAGCACAAGCAAGATCTTTTGATATATCTCAATTGGATTCAGCTAGTGATTATCCAGATGCAACAATCCTTGAAGAAAGAGCAAAGATCACAGATCTACTTGAACAGTGGACTGGAGTGTCTTGGACTCCTAAATATAATCTAGTGAAAATGAAAGGTGAGAAAGATCGAATGATCAGTCTTCCTAACTTTCACATAAATAAATTGATCTCAGTCAAGATCTTAGGTGAGACAATTGCAACAACTAACTTTGAGATTGACAAAGGTGCTGGTTTTATTCATAGAATAGATGGATCATTTCCAGAGCCAACATCAGCTTATCCACTTCCAATTGTTGTGGAATACGAATATGGTTGGGACTACATCAGAAATGGTGTTGATCGAATAGCTTTGAAGCTCCTACTTGATAGGATCATTAGTTCAAACATTCCAGATCGTGCAACAAGTTTCAATGATGAAATTGGGAATATTTCTTTGGTGACTCAAGGAGGAAACTTTAAGAATCCAACAAGAATCCCAGAAGTCAATCAATGGATCGATGAAAACTCAGAAAAGGTCTTTGGTGTTTAATGGCTATCGGATCAGTTTTAAAGACTGTCAGAGATAATCTACATACTCAGCTTTCAGCAAGAGCTGGTCTATCTGGAGTCTCGATCAGCAAATACAATCCAATCGAATCTGCAAAGAAAGAACATATATTTTTTGGAGATTCAGATTCAACAATCAACTTTCAAGCATTTGGAAGTGTTTATGAAGAAGATCTATCACTTGAGATCTTCGTATATGTTTTAAGAGCTGGAGCTGGTGATTCTGTTGCTGGAACTACCGAGAGCAGAGCTATTGCTCTAGCTAATGAGATCATAGATCAATTGAATGATGACTCAACTGTCAATGGAGCTGTCATCGTAGCTTCAATTCAGAATATCAATGTTGAAAACACATTGTCTGATGAGGGAAGAGTTTGTTTGATTGAAATGAGTCTCGAAGCAGAAGCAACATTATCGGAGTAGAAAAATGTCAAAAATTAAATATATTGCAGTCGTAGATTGCGAAATCAAGAAGAAAGAATTTAAAGCTGGAGATCCAGTCAATGTATCTGTCCCTCGTTGGATGGTACTTCAAGGACTTGTATTGCCAGAAGATAAATTCAAGAAGTTAGAAGAGGAATAATATGCCTACATTTTTAGCTGGAAAAGACAACAAAGTTTTGTTTGGTGCATATGATCTGACAAGTTATTTCAACTCAGCAAGTTTTTCAAGAGAACAAGCTGTCAGTGAGACAACAGTCTTTGGATCAAACCAAGCAACATATATTGGATCAATAGAAACTGCATCAGCATCTCTATCTGGTTTTTATGATGGTGGGAGTGATGCAGTAGATGAAGAGCTACAAGCTGTCATTGGATCTGCAACTGATACTCCCCTTTCTATTTATCAAGGTGGAGACACTGCTGGGAATAAAGTTATTCTATTGAACTCAAAGATCCAAAACTACACTATTGATTCAAGTGTTCAAGATCCAGTTGGGATCTCGGCAACTTTCACTGGTGACAACTTTGGAAATGGGAAGAGTCTTTATGCTCTAACCAATACAAGTGCAACAGCAAACACAACTGCTGTTGATCTTGGTGCGAGTTCTACATTAGGAGGACAAGCACACATTCATTGCACAGCTCACAGCTCTGCAAACATTAGCGTGAAGATCCAGTCTTCAGCAGACAACTCAAGTTTTGCTGATGTCTCTGGATTTAGTTTCACAACTATAACAGGAGCAACAACTCAAAGAATTGCAACTACTAACACAGTCAATCGATATGTTCGACTGGTTATCACTGTGACTGGTGGATCTGCAACCTTTTCAGTTGGTTATGCTCATAATCTAAAATAATCGTTTAATTTAGGAGAAATAAAAATGGCTTTCAAATCAGGAAAAGATTCGTTCTTTAGTGTTGATGGGACTGATATTTCATCTTATGTTGATTCTCTATCTCTTTCAAGAGATGTGAACACTCTTGAGACCACAAGTTTTGGCTCAGACCAAGCAACTTTCGTTGTAGGTGTTGAGGGTTTGTCAATCTCTGGATCTGGATCTTGGGATGCAACAAATGATGGAACTATGGCTGGACTATTCGATGGCTCACAAGTAGCTTTTGAATACAGACCAGACAATACATCATCTCAACCAAAATACACTGGAAATGCTTTCGTGACAAACTACACAATCGATTCAAGTGCAACTGACAAAATTTCTTTCAGTTTTTCTTTAATCGTGACAGGTGCAGTGACACGAGGGACTGTCTAAAACAATAATGTCTCGACAAAGAAAAAAATCTCTGAAGAGACAGATCAAAGGTCTCGGAGCTCTAATCGAAGTCAGTGGCGTGGATATTGCCAACCAAATCAGACTCGTGGAGCTCTTGGGCAAAAATGCAGTTGATCTCTACAAAGATTTCAACAAAGGTTTTGCAGAGAAAGTTGCAAAAGATGTCAGATCAAGGATTCCAGTAGATACTGGAGCTCTTGCTGGATCTGTTAGAGCAACAAGAACAAAACAAGGTGCATCATTTCGTGTTGGCTACAACAAGAAAGTTCGATATGCAAGACTCGTTGAGTTCGGTGGATATAATCCATATTCTCGTGTCGGTGGCAGAGTGAGGAGACTCTATAAACCTATTAGACCAGAGGGATATTTCATATTCCCATCTGTTAGGAAGAGACTGCCAGAGATACAAAGAGACTATGTCAAACAACTAAATGGTCTGATCAAAAACTTATATGGTTTTTATGCAGACACAGAGAAAAAATAAGAAGAGGACAAATGGCTGAAGAAAAATCAAATCTTCCAGTTGTCGTGATAGAAGATGAACAATATCTTCTTGATTATTCAGACATAACTGGAATCGAATGGAGAGAGATCAAAAAACTAACTGGTCTCAACTCAATGGAAGTGATAGCTCAAACATCAATGATGGACTTTGAAGCTCTTGCTTCAGTTGTCTATATTCTTGCAAAGCGAGAAGACAAAAATGTCAAATATGAAAACATATTAGGCAAACTCACAATTGATTCGATCACAACTGAAGATGAACTGGATCAAGAAATCCCAAAAGACTAAGGAGAGCTTATAGGAAGCATCTTCCAGCTCTCAGTCACTTCTTTGGAATCAATGCTTGGGATTTAGAAAAACTCACATATGGAGAGATCAATGAATATCTTGATCAGCTCTCGGAATATATAGGGAATAGATAATGGCACGAGGTGGCTCACAAATCAATGTCAATCTTGCTCTGAACACTGAACAGCTTGAAGCTGGACAGAAAAGAGCAATCAGACAATTTCAAAAACTTGGTGGAGCTGGTGACACAGCAAAGTCTGGATTGAAAGCTCTGGGTGGTGGATTGAAAACTGTTGGAGTTCTAGGAACTGCAATGGCTGGATCAGTAGGTTTTGCATCTAAAAAATTGATTGATCTTGCATCTGATAGTGAAGAAAGTGCAAACGCTTTTGGCGTGACTTTTAAATCTGCATCTGATGAACTGAACAAGTTTGTCGATTCATTCTCTACAAAAGCTGGATTCACAACAGCAGAACTTCAAGAACTACTTTCATTCACTGGTGGAGTTGTTAATGGTATGGGAGCATCAGCTGATGCTTCAGCAGAGTTCTCAAAACAAGTTGCTGAATTATCTGGTGATATTGGATCTCTTAGAAATAAAGATCCAGAACAAGTTCTTCGTGCAATCACTTCTGCTTTAACAGGCGAGAGGGAGGCATTAAAGGGAGTTGGCGTGATCATCA